ATTAATTTATTAAGTACCCCTAATTGAGTATTTAAAATATCTTGCATATTATTATTTCCGATAAATCTATCGACTGTTTGTGATTTACTTTGATTGACCATATCGCAAGCTAGGACGCTTACGTTAAATGTTAGGGTTTGCTCTCCTACTATTACATTGTTTACAATAATATGAGCAAGAGGAAACATATCTTGCTTATTAAGATTAACGTCTGAGAGATCCCCGCTAGTTACTGTATTTATGGATTGATCCTCTAGTAACTTAGTCTTTAAGGTTTCTGTTAATTGATAATAACCTCTTATTCCTTGATTGCTCATTTAAATTTCTTTTTTATCTCTTGAGCCTCTAGCTCGTTTTTATCTTTTGTAAATGCCAACCACATAAAACAAGTGTGAACATTTAATTTAGTGATATGTTCAAGTTTTGTAATATCCGATCCACATAGCGTCCAAAGTGATTGATACCAACCCCATTTTCGGCCGAAGTTAGAAATTGCTGATAAATCTCCTTTTGATCCCTCTCCAAAAAGCTCTGGATATTGTTCGATAAATCTAGTCCTAGTTTTATCAAAAAAAAAATAGAGCTAGTAACCGCACTCATTGGCATATCTAGTAAATACTTATCGTCTCCAACTTTATATTCGTCGATAGCGTATTTATCTTTTACGCTAGCAACGATAGGCCTATAAAGAACATTCATAGCTTTTTCTATATTATCCCAATCGCCTATATAGGTATCAAGATCAATATACTCTCCTAAGCTCATTTCATCTAACGAGGGATTAAACCCATATTGGATTTTCCCTAGTTTAAACTTCCTAACTAACGGAGGCTTACTATCAAACGTTTTATTTAAGATCTCTACAATCTCTTCTGAGTCTTTATACTTTAGCCTCATAACTTCCTCGAGTTTCATTCCGCAAAATATCTCGAGCATTTTAGCCTTAATAAATTTCTCGTCTTTGTTTTGATCTTGGACTTTTAGAAAATGTTTATAGTCCCTTAATTTTATATTATCTAAACTTTCGGGAATATCTATTTTGATTTTCATAACTATATAACGGTTTTAATTAAACATTTTATTAATAAAAAAAGTGAGTCAAGAGTACCTAAACCACTTAGGAAAATAGTACCCTCGCTCACTATCCAAACTAACTAAACTAACTAACTGATGAAAAATTTTAAAGCGGTTTAAAGATCTTTTAATTTCTCATATTTTTTTCTCAGCTCTTCAAGTTTAAGCAAGGCCTTATTCTTACTATATTTATAATCGCTTATTGCCTCTCTATGAAATTGATTGTCCCTTTGGATCTCAACTACATAAAGAGATATTTCTAATAAGCATTTACTTAACTTTTTAAGCTGCTCGTTTTCGGGCTTTAATCTAACCCAATCTCTAACAAGGCTTGTCGTATATTCCATATTGGAGTAATACTCAAGATCCTTGAGATTTTGTACTTTGTCTATTGGCATACCTAAAGATAATAAATTCTAGGCATAATGAATAACCATAGCTACCCAAAATAAAAAGAAGACCGTACAAATAAATAGGAAGTCTCCTAACATTCTTAATATATCTTTTAAGTTTCTCATATCTCTTTAGTTATGTCTTTACCCCTTTCGTCTATAACGCTTTCTAGGCCTTGAATATTAGGCCAATAATTTATAGCATTATTTTTAAAATGGTATATATGGAGCTTATTCTCAAACTCCCTTGTAATAGGTTTTAGCCTACCGTTTAACTCTATTAAGTTTACTGTTGCTTTAATTGCCATTTCTCTAAGTTTAAAAGGGAGGCCGGAGCCTCCCGTAATTATTAAATTAATTCTATTTCTTTTAAATGTAAAGTCTCTTTTAAATCGTCTCCTTTTACAGATGCCCACATTTTATTAGTAGTGGATCTCCAATTTCTTTGATCTATCATTGTTTTTCTAGCATAATCTAAAGCCTCTACTATATTAGTTAATGGCTTATCGCTAAACTCAATAGAGTCGTTAAACTGATAATCTCCGTAAGGTTTACTTTCATATACTCTTACTACGTAATTTTTTTCATTTGAATTTTTCATTGTATTTAAGTTTTGTTTGTTAATCATATTCAAATATAACACTTTCTAACTTATCCACAAATTATTTGATAACTATTTTATCTTATTATATATCTACCTCTGTTGGGATTTTCTAAAGTCATCATTAAAGCATACCTACAACTATCAATACAGTCGGGGTGGATCCCTGTTGGTTTCTGAGTATTATTCCCCTCAGCGTCTTTGCTCCATACGTAACCCTGTAACTCTCTAATTAGATTTTTAGATCTTGAAGTAACGTAGATCTCATTTTGATTTATTAAGTTGAGGCCGTATATAATTGAGTTTTGGCCTTTGGTTACCGGATATACTTTATGACCGTAAGATCTCAGCTCTGCAATACTTTTAGGCTCGGCTGAGTCTGCATATATATTATAGTTAATATTGTTCTGTTTAATGAAGTGGCTAATATCTCTGTTTAACATTCCTTTTTTATATAGGATCTCATCAAAAATGTAAGCCTCATTCCATTTATATAGATTTATTACTACGCTCGGATCTACCGAATAGCCAAAATCAAGTCCTCCACAAAGGATCCTAGCCTCTTCCGGTATTTTATCTATTGGTTTCCAATCCGGTATGCAAACTCCCTCTAAGCTGCCTATCTCTCCTAGTCCATATACTTTCCACCAATTAGCCCAATACGTAGAAGTCTTAGCTTTTACTTTAGCTTTCTCTATTTCTTTTATTATCGTTTGGGGTAGGCTATCATTATCTTTATAAGTAAGAGTTAAAAAGTCTGTATCCTCTTGGCCTATTAATTCTTTATCTACCCAAAATAAGTTTGTCGGATTATAGTCAAGCCAAATGTTATTTGAAGTTCTAACGGATAATTGTTGGTAACTTTCGAAGCTAATATTATTGCACTCATTGCAAAAGAGATCCGTACGCCTAGCCCCTCGTAATCTATCCGGCTGATCGGTACTAAAAAACTCAATATAGGATCCGTTGCTAAATACGTATTTTAAGGTAGTCTTATTATACTTTCTGTCGTCGTATCTATTAAGAGCTTTTAAGATATTTAAGAAGTCCTTTAATGCTCCCCTACGTAAATGAGGAATAGTCTCTGAGACAACGCTTATTTCTTTATTAGGATAACGCATACCATAATCTATAAGTATTAATAATATGGCTATTGTTTTTCCGGCCGAAGATCCTCCCCTTACAATTTTTATTCTATTATCTAATTTTCTTAGTTTATCTAGAGCTAAGGTTTTTTCTATTTGCATTTAATCTAGGAATATAGGCTGATCCTCGTTTATATGTATATCCTTAGTCTCTTTTGGTTTACCATATCTATAACCTAAATACAAGCCCATAGCTCGCATATCTCCGCTAAGAGCCTTTTCCCCTAACTTCTTAATAACCTCTTCTTTGTTTATTATACTATCGAGCTTATCTATTAGGTCTTGCTCCTGTTGTTTAGGCTTTCTGCCCGCTCCTTTTCTTTTACCTCCGTGTTTACTCATCTTGAAAAAAACTTGATTATTCAAGTTATATAACGCAATCTACTGATTTATTTTAGTATAATTAAGTATATGCTTTTTGGTTTCTATTAAACATCTATTTCTATTTTTATTGCTGCTAAATTTTCTAGGTATCTTTATGGTTATATATTTAGGTTTAAAGTATCTCTTTATTTTCTCTATTAATTTCATCTCGTAGGTTTATTCGGTCTTTGGGATCTCTATTTCTATTGTACTGATCTACAAACCATTTATCGTCTTTTTTCTCTAGCTCTTTTTCTAGGTTGGCTAAGGCACGCCACGCACACTTTGCGGAGTGTAACATTCCGTCGGTATCTATCTCTCCGGCTTGGAATAAATGTCTCGTTAAAGCGTCAAGCTCGTCCGTACTTTTAGATCTGTCCCAATGTAAAGGTTTATCGGGGTGATGTTGTTGGTTTCCTATATAAGAAACTCTAGCAACCTCCGCTAAGGCTTTTGGAAAATACTTTATTAAGCCTGTAAATATTGGGATCTGTTTTCTTTTGTTTTTGTCTGTTTCCATTATAATACTTTCTCTTTCCAATCCCACTCTTTAAACATTAAATCTATTTTTTGTTTTACAAGATCTTTCTTTTCTTTTGGGATCCTAGATACTAATTTAATTAGAGGATCGTCTAACTTGTTTTTTAAGTTGGTATATTTTGTTTCTAACATATCTATTTTTGTAATCTCTTCTTGAGTCTCTTCAACAAATTTAAAAGCTCTAAGGATTTTAATTACGTCTTCATTTGTTTTATATATATACCATTTATTATAACTGTTAATGAGCGTTGCGTGATTTACCGGCCAACCTTGAGTTTTATAAAACTTGGCTATTTTTTCCCACCTCATTTTTAATTTATCTCTAAGGATATAACAAAGTAATCCTCTATGTTCTACAACGTTTCTCTTCCTAGACTTATTAAATAAATCTATACCGGAAATCTCTGTAATTCTATTTGCGATTTCTATTGGTTTCATATTCTTAATTTAAGTAAATTGTAACATTCTATATAGCGTTGTCTTCCTTTGCCTTTGTGTTCTTTTAAAAAAAGTTCGTATAGTTTCTTTGTATATTGATATTTAGTCTTACAGTCTTTTAGATATTTCTTTGCGAACGCTTTTCCTTTACCATAGAAGTAATTTACATTATCTGCGGTATCCCCTATTATCATTTGCTCATAAAAATTATATAAGGCCTCTTCCGGAGTTAGATCTAAAACTTCTTTTCTATTGTAGTTATATATCAAAGCGGGAAACTGTTTATAGTCTTTATCTATACTAACTATTAATACGTTTTCTCTTCCTACTTTTTTTTGGAGGTTATTCCATTCTCTAGCTACTAGATCGTCTGTTTCTAGTCCCGCTCCTTGAATACTATTATAAGTTTCTTTTACGTATTTATGAAGAGGATATAATAAAGGAGGTTTCTCTTGTTTTTTTCTATTCGCTTTATATTTAGGAGTTATTAGTTTCCTAAAGTTTCCGGCGGATCCCGAGAAAGTTAAAACGCTTTGAACGTCGTAGATCTCATCTATATCGTTTATAATTTTCATAAACTGCTCGCTATATTTATCCGTTGCGTCTTCTAGATCTCTGTAATATATATCGTCGGGTTTTTCTCCGTCTACTCTAGTACGATAACAACTAGCAAAGATCAAGGAGTCAGCGTCAAATAATACTATCATACAATATATATAAAATTGTTATTAGTAATCCTAATATCGAAAGGGCGGTAGCTTTCATAGTCTCCGTATATCTTTTATCGGATCTCCCTTGTCTAGATCTATACTGTCTTGGTTTATCTACTTTTATTTTATCCATTTTACTTGGTATTCTAGTAAAGCCTTTTTCTCTAAAATAGTTTTCGTTTAGATATTTTAGGTAACTCATTTCTTTTTATATACTATATATTTATTCTCTTTTAAGAATTTAACATATTTCTTTTCTTTTTTAATTTGTTCTCTACAATCGTGAGTTACTTGATTTTCTATTGGGAAATGTTCGTATGCCATAATGTATTGATTATCAATTAGTTATAATTCATTTACTCTGATAAGTTATTGACTATCAGTTATTTAATCCTCTCCTCTCTCTTCAAGCTCATCTAAAATCTTATTAGCTAATCTAATACACGCTTTAAGTTCGCCTTTTAATTGAGAGGTTTGAATTGTCTTTATTTCTTTATCTGTTAAAAACATATACGCTAATATAACGATTTATTAACAAATAATTTAATTAGTATTCAAATTTATTATAGATGCCCAATTTTCTTTCAATAGATATACTTCTTTTTTTACCTTTTTATTATTCCAAATTGTAGTTGAGGGACAATATAGTTTTACAGGATCCGGCATTTCTAAAGAGTCTAACCAAAACATATAGTTAGCTTTAGGATCATTAACAAAATATAGCTTTACTATATCGTCCGGAAGTTTCATTAATACGTCGTACTTATATTTTTCTAGGAGTTTCTCTTCGTAGTATTTTTCTCTAAATTTCATTTCAATAACTACCTTTCTATTTTTAGGACTTAATCCCTCAGCGTCCCAACTCTTATCCTCGTCTCCTATCCATTTGAGATCCCAACCTATTATATTAAGGATAACTACTACGGCCTTTTCCCATTTATGTACTTCTTTAATTTCCATTTTCCCAAATCTTATTTAAATCTTGTATCCATTTATTAATTTCTTTGGGTTTGCACGTGCAAGGATAATATAGTTTATGTTCATAATAGGCTGAGTGGAGCTGACATACCAATTCATATTCCTGTCTTGATATGACTGACTTCTTACCCATTCTAAATTTTTTCCATTTTTTGCGGTCATCTTTATTAAATTTCATTTCCGTTTTATTTTAAATTCATTGAGCTTGCGTTTTCTGTCTTCGCAGCCGCAATCGTCGTAACCTAATTTATTGGCTATGTAAGTAGCTATTGTTTTGCCTTTGCCAAATGTAATTATATTAATTATTTTTTCTACTAAGTCTCCAAGTTTCATAACAAATCTTTTATTTTTTCTTTTATTTTATTATAAGTATTATACAAAGAATAATAAGGAATACCCGACTTCCTAGATAACTCAGCAATACTATATCCTCCATTTATTAGCTCGAATACTTTACGATCGTACCAATAACAATCCTCAAGCTCCTTTTGAATTATATCCCATTTACCTTGATAATCTATAAAAGCGTCGGCTCTCCTAGTCTCTGTAAAATTTCTTATTATAGTAACGTTTTTATTTTTCCTTACAAGATCTATAAACATAGTTCGTAAGGTTTTAAATATATAGTAGTAATTTACGTCTTCGGATCCGTAAGATATGTCTAGACCTTTATCTAGTTTTTTCATAATCTTAATATACATTTCAGAAACAAGATCCTTAGCGGTTTCCTCATCAAGCCCAAAAGACTTAGATATATCAATCCAATCTTTATGCTTTTGATAAAGTAAGTCCATATATTTATTTCTATCCATAAACTACGCTAAAGGATCATAAAGATCATTAACAAAAGGTAGTCCTATGTCATTTACGGAAAAGCTAAAAGTTTCAAAGGCGTAATTTCTAGACCTTGAACAAGTAACATTAATCCTGTCTTGGTTTGTTGGGTTGTTTGATAATTCTATTTCTGTCTCTACTTTTTTCATTAAAGCGGATCCTAAATGTCCGGTCGCTTTAGTAGATCCATAGTTACTATGTATAACGGTTAATATAGTACAATTATATTTTGCCGTCCATTCCATTAATTTTTGAACGGTATAGTTTGCGTCTTCTAAAGAGTTTACGTCGTTACAAAGATCCGCTACTCCGTCTATTACAACCATACCTATATTATGTTTTGTTTTTAAACAATATTCTATAAATTCTATTCTCGTCTTTGGGAATAAAGATCTTAAACTGTATATATGATAGCAGCCTAGAGATCCCTCGCTCATCTCTATAATTCTACGTCCTACTCTTTGGGTATGCCAAGATCCTTGCTCTGTATCAAAGTGAATTAAACAACGTCCGTTACGGTGTCCTTTAATCTTACCGCCAAATCTATTTTTCCCACTTAAATAAATTGACGCTAACAAAGATATAAAAAAAGTTTTCTTTGACTTAGGCGGAGCTGAAACCATTACAATATTTGTGTAAGTACATATTGGAATAGGTAGTAATTGATCCCCTTTATTTGATTTGATTAATTTCTCTCCGAGTGATAAAGCTACCGGAGGATAGCAAAGATCTTTTTTGGTATCGACCAAAAGTTCTCTTTCTAATTGTTGCATTAGTTTAGTAGTGTCTTGCATTATGTCTAAGTTAAAAAAAAAGAGGGAAAGATACTTATACCTTTGCCCTCTAAGTTTGATAGTTATAACCCTTATCTCTTAAAATGGTAGGTCGCCTTTGTCGTCTACTGTATCCGGTACTGTATCCTGTTTATTGTTTTTATACCATTCCTCGTCTCTCTTGTAGTCTTTTCCTTGTCCGGATCCTACCGAGTTAATATCTAAAACCCAACCGTTTAAATAAGTTCTAGGAACTTCGTTTTTTCTATCCTCTTGGGTTTGAGGTAAACTTATAGAGGCATATTGTTTGTTACCGTTTTTAAAAACGTAAGGATCATCAATATTAATTACAATATCGACCTCTCCGTAAGTTCCCTTTGCTCCTTTTTTCCAATTTGGTTTTGGAAATTCCTCTATGTTAAAATTTAGTTTTGCAAATAATTTTCTATTCATAATTTTAATTTAATTTTTAATATGTTTTTGTAATTCTAATTTAGTGAATTTATCTAACTTATAATGCTCCTCTACTTCTTTTATTGAAGTACCCGCTTTAACTTTCTCTACTATTGCCTTATAGGTTTTACTATCAAATTTAAGATCCTTTAAGTGTTTATTAGTAGCGTCGTCGTCTGCGGTATCGTCTAATAAGAACAAGTTACCTAGAGCATATTTCTTAGCGTAGCTTGAGGCCGTTCCCCATTTCTGAGGCATACTTTGACCGGCTTGGTTAAGATCTACTCCAACTATTGCGGAGGCTTTTATTCTCATTAATCCGTCGTATAAAATAGCTACAGACTCTATAACATTTTCAGCAACTATCTTTTCTTTAATTCTTACAGAAACATTATGTTTAGTAAGATGAGGTTTTAAGGCCTCTAATATATCCTCTGCGGATCTATAATAATATTTTCCAAATCTATTAAACTTGGATTTTTTAGCTTTTAACTCTACTTGAATTATAGCTAATTTGTCATTAAGTGTTTTGGCTTTGTTCATATCTCAGTTTCTCGTTTTCTATTTTTAGTTTCTCTATTTGGTTATATAGGTCTTTACCTATCTTTTTAAAGCGTCTAGCTTTTCTCCTTTCTAAATGATAATATTTTTCTAATAGATTTACTCTCTGAATATTATAATCTAGATTTTGTTTATCGTAATTATGTCTAACGCTCATTTGAAAAGAAATTATCCCCGAACATCATTTCGGAGGAGGTTAAACCTATCATATCCGTTTCAGTCCAAGTATATAGATCTCTAACTTGTTTAATAGTTAGCTGACTATAAAACTTATTGTTTTTTAAAGTGTTTAATAATTGATTTACTGACGTTGGATACTTTTCTCTGTTTAAAAGAATTTTCTCAATCTTATCTGAATATAATCTATCATAAAGATTTTTAGGCGTTACATCTATAATGTAAGCCGACTCGGTGCCGGAAATTATCTGATCCGGACTTAATTTAGTATTGTTCATATATCTAAAGTTTAATTAATAAAGTGAGGAAGTTATGAAATTTTTTGTTAATAAACAATAGCTAGGGCAAAAAAAAAAGGATTAAAATTAATTAACCCCTTTTTAACCAAAGACAAATGAACAGCACTAACCCGAAATTAATCATTTATCCATTAATTTAATAAACTCTTTATATCTATTTATCAACAAAACTAAGTCGTCGTTTGAAAACTTTGCCGTCTTTTTACTTTCTTGTAACAACTCGCTAGCTATATCGTAGCCGTATTCTTTATTTAAATTTAAAGCAAATTGATATTGTTGGCCTTGTTTACCTACATTACAACCGTAACATTGTACTCTAGTATTTTTTTCAGACCAACGTAATATATAATGTCTTCTAGAAATAAAATGACCGTTTTGCATATAGTCTTTATAGTGTTTACGGATCCCGCACGTATAACAAGTAACTATACCGTTTTTGTCTGAATATTTTAGTCGAGTGTATAAACTGAAAAGATTGTCTAACTTTTTAATTAGATTTTTTCTACTGACTTTTCTAGGCATTTATTTATCTTGGAATTGTAAGAATTTAGTACCTAGCTCTTTATTTAATTTAGATATTGCCCTGTATATATATCTAGAGTTTTTCTTAACCTCTTCTTTTTCTGTTTTGGTTGAGTCCACTCCTAAAGATGTATATTGGTTGGCGTCTATTTCTAATAGTCTGTCTATTTTGACTCGTTTTTTTATTGTTTTAAATCCGACTATTTTGTCGATTGTATCTGTGTTAAAACTCATATCTGTTTATAAATATAACGATTATTAACAAATATTTTAATAACAAAGAAAAGAAAAAAGAAAAAAGGACAAAAAAGAAAAAAGAAAAGAAAAATCCCCCCCGAAAAAGAAAACAATAATATTTACAAGATCCAACAAGAGTGGTTACTTGAAGTTTAGCAGCTTGACAAGATCTGCGGCTTGGCTTACAAATATATAATAATTTTTTTAACGTCCTTGACCTCTATACGGTTTTTTATATCCTTTAGAAGTTTTAAGTCTAGATCTATTCTTAGAGTGAGGGTGTGATTTCTTTTTAGGCTTTACGTATTTAGATACTATATTTCTAGCCATTTTTCTTTACCTTTTCAAAACTACGCCCACCGAAATAAGCCCCGATACAGGTTAATAAAACAATTTGGAGCAAATCTGTATGAGACTCTTTTAAATCAAAACTTATCCAACCGGCGTCAATAAATACCATTAAGATAGTTGAGATAACTAAAATCAATAATACTATCGGTCTAACGTTTTTAGCTAAAAAACTAGAGTGAGCTTGAGAGTCTAACGCCCAACGTTCGGTAACGTTCTTTTGCATATCGGCCTCAGCTTGAATCCATATTTGATCCATTTCTTTTTGAAACTGAGCTTTCTCTTCTTTACTAAAGGAGTGTCTATCTATTATACCGGATATTTTGTCCGCTATACTAGCCCCTGTTCCTCCAAAGATTTTTCCTAGAATATCTTTCATATAACTTTATAACGCCTAAAATGGCAATAATTGTAAATATATTTAAATGAGGCTCTCCGCAAAACCCTAATAAGTGTTCTATAAAATGTTCCATTATTGATCTAATAAAATTCTATTAATTGACTTTTGAATATCCTCTCTAGTAGCTTGGATCTTAAATGATAAATCTGCTGCGTATTGCATTTTTACTCTTCCGTCTTTACCTAGAATTACTATAACGGGAACTGTTTTGATTGTTTCTACAATATTCTCGGGTTGCTCTTCTAACCACGCATATTGTACTTTAGCGTTTTGTATGCCTCTTAAATTATAATCATTTCTAGAGTTCCATTTATAGTTGAAATGAATTACAGTAACTTTATCTTGAGCATTTACAAAAAAGCCAAAAAGCATAAATACTATTATTATTATATTTCTCATCTTTTATAAACTTTATCTTCTATTTCTTTAATTCGTTCTTTATTGTCTAAAATATCTTCTTTTAAACCGTCAGTAGATTTTTCTATTTGAATTATTGTAGATCTGACTAATTCGTCTTTGAGCTGAAATTCCATTTTTTGAACAAACTCGTCTCCGCTAAAATTCTCTATTTTATTATTTAGATCATCTATTTTTCCTTGCAAAGTAAAATAGGTTGAGGCTACTGATAATACGCCTCCGCATATAATAGCTATTGTTTTCAAATCTAATTTTACTTCCGTATTTTCGTTTATTGAGTTCATTTGTTTTTAAAAAATTTATATGTTTAATTAATTATTTTTTGTCTTTATAAGCCTTATAACACATAGCTATTGCTTGCTCTTTTTTATGATAATTAGATAACTCCGGTACGCATCTTAACATAAAATCGCTCTGTTTCTCTCCGCTTTTTGGTTTTGGTATAGGCATTTAATATATTTTTATATGTAATACTAAAAAGATAAAATATATATTTATCTCTAAAAAATCGTCTCTCTCATCTTTGGGGTGTACTGTAAACCCTAATAGAAAACAATAACCGTCGTAAGTCCTATCTATTAAAGCTACCTCGTATTTTTTCACGCCATTTTATAATAAGTTGCTTTACTCCCTTTATATTTTGCAACTAAGACGTTATTACGATTTGCTTTTTTATTTACATAGGATACGTGAATCCAACGAGGGGATCCGTCTTCGCTATTTGGATCCTTACCAAACTCCCAAATTAACTGATCGAAATTTAAGTTATCTTTAATATAATAAAATAACTCTCTATTTGATTTCTCTCCTAGAGTTGTCAGATCTATTGCCTGTCCTTTGGTATGCTGCGAAGTTTTGGACGAGTTGGGAATTGCCTCGCATAGCTCTTGAGATCTATACATACTGTTAATTTTAATAGGGTGTCCCGCCCACTCTCTAAGTGGTTGGAATACCTCATTAGCTACGGTTTGCATAGCCTTTAAATGAGCGTCAGTAGGACTATTTTTTATTTTTAACCTACTAGCCGTCTCTGAATATGTAGCCTCTCTAAAGCTAATATTATCGCTGATATTAGTTGCTTTCGCTTTTGTTTTCTTCATTTTCTATAAAAGTTACTTCCCCATTTTCCGGATTGATATTTACTTGTTTATCGCCCCATTTATATTTTTCTCTAAGAGAATTTTTATTGTCAATCTCTTCTTTATAAACCTCTTTCCAAAGATCCCCTAAGTTTAAGATTTGCAAATTGTAAACAGATATATCATTTTTGATAGCTGCTTTTTTTTGTTCTATTGTCTGTAATTGTTCTAACTCTTCTTTCGATATTTTACTCATTTTAAAAAATTTAATTGTTAATAATTACAAATATATTTATTTTATTGATTTGCTGCCTCTAGATTATTAATATAATCGTTTTTAATTTGCTCAGTCCATACTGCGTTAGCAATATCCTTTATCTCTTGAGGTTGAGAGCTAACGTCATCATTAGGGGCTAAACAGTATCTATGAAAACTTCTAGATAATTCTACGTTGTTTTCTGTTACAACAGTCGCCTCTCTAACTTGAATTATTTTGTAGTCTCCTACAATTTCAATTTTATCTATTTTTACTGATTTATTTAAACTCATAATTTATTTATTTTAATTTGTTGAATATATCATTTGAAACTTTATAAATGTCCCCGCTTGCCATAAAACATCAGAATCTACCGGAGTATCTGCATTATTAGCGGAGGATCTACCATTTAAAACTGCCGTTCCATTAACAATAAAGAATCCTAAATTGTTACTTAAAGCAGCCGTAACACAAGCTCCCGCTACTCCGCATCTTGTATGAGGCTCTTGATAACTTCCCGTAGTTTCACTTGCATAAGGTAAACCGGATATTTTAGCCGTAGCCGAAGTAACCGAAGTAGCCGTAGCAAGTCTTAATCCTATATGTATATGCACCATTCTGCCAATTTTAAAATAGTGTCCTCTTAAATTTTGAAAAGTATAAGTTCCGTTTCCAATTACGGGCGTAAATGTTCCCTCTTCGTAATCGTCTAAAGCATTAGCTACCGCCGTGTCTCCGTTAAATTGAATACCTCCCGTTCCGGACGCAAATCTTAAATACTGTGATGAGGTAAATCTTGCAACCTCTGATACCGCCTCATTTTGCATTGTACTAAATGCTAAATAACCGTCTACGGTACTAGGTGTCCCCGTCCATTGTTGTTCTGCTCCAAATGTTATTGCTTTTGTTTGTCTTACAAAGTCTCCTCCACTTCTATTCAAACCAAAGGCTAAACTAACAGACTCGGCTCCTGTATTAGCTTGCGAGTTAGTTAAATATGCTCCAACTACGTTTCCGGCACTATCTTTGTTTGTGTGGAAAACTTCGTCGGGTGCCTCCGTTCCAACTCCCATTTTAATAGTTCCCGCTCCTGTATTTACAACGTTTACTTCTCTATCTGCTCCACTTCCCCAACCAATAGTCGCCGTAGTTCCGTCTGAGCTAATATTAAATACGCTCGATCCAAGAGTGTACATATTAAGATTTGTGCTACTACCGGTTGGAGCCTCAATTAGAATAGAATTACTTGCGGGCTGCAAAACGTTAGAGTCAGCTCCTACGTGAATACTACTTGTTGCTCTAACGGGCTCATTTAACGTAATTAACGAACTAGAAACAATCATTGAATTTACAGAACTACCGTCAGCTCTAAACGCCCAAGTACCGGTATTATTATCCATTGTAATATTTCCGCTAGTGTTACCGCTAATTGTGCAATCTGCATTAGACATATTCCATTCTTGACTACCATTTTTATTTAGTCTAAATGTTTCTACTGAGCCGTCAGATTGAAAAACTAAAGCTACATCGTTTGAGCCGTTAGATTTTGCAAATATTTCATAATCAGAATTTGTATTGTTTGTATTACATCTAAACAACATACCAATTTCTGATCCAACCGTAGAATCATTATTGTCTAGTATTAAAGCTATATTTTCTCCACTTGCACTATCTCTAGAAATATGCAATGGTACTAACGGAGTGGACTCATTTATACCAACTTTACCGCCGGTTATATTCATTATAGAGCTACCGTCAGTTGCATCAATAAAATTAAAAGCCCCGTTATCATTAAAATCTATTCTACTTTGATTGTTGCCGTTTTCATCTTGGTATCTAACTTGAGCTGAGTGTGCACCTTTTAAATTAAAAATTGGAATACCCCCCGAGTGAGTAGTTTCTAAATTAATAGAGGCTCCTGTTGCTGAGGCACTTTGGAAATGACCTAAAGAATCCGGAGATCCTACCCCCACTCCAAAATTTCCATTAGCTAAAATGGTTGCTTTCTGAGATCCATTAGTCCCAAAAGATATTGGAGTGTTTTCATAATTCCATATAAAACCGTGAGTATCATTTAGACCTAATCTAAATCCGTCTCCACTTCCTGTCCCGCTTGTAGTTGTTTGAAAATATAAACCTACATTGTTATCACTATCGAATATTGTTAATCTGTCGTTAAATGCCGTTCCTCCAATAGCTATATTTCCTGTAAATGTAGAATTTTGGGACGCATCTAGAACTAATCCCGTAGCGGGAGTTGAGCCTGTTTTAACCGTAAAAGTTCCGGCCGTACTAACTTCTGCTCCGGTTGTATTGTTTTCCGGAGTCATAAATGAACTTGCACTATACGCAAGTTTTTTTCCGGCTGCGATATTAATATCTGAGGCAAAAGTAGCGTTTCTTGAAGAGTCAAAAGATAAAGCAACTGCATTATTACAATCTATATCTAGAGTATCGGTAGCATTATTATAAGCTATACCGCCCATTGAGTTATCGTCTGAATCTCCAAAAACTAAAAATCCCTCTGCATCTGTTGCAGTTATTATTTTTATACCTTTATTTCCTCCACTTGATGAACTAATAATATTTCCAGTAAATGTAGCATCAGAACTTGAGATAGTTAATGCGGTTGTTGTTCCGCTCAGTCTTAATCTTATTGCCCC